TTAACTGCTATCGGAACAAATTTGTTAGTTAACGAAGCAACCCAATTACTTACACCAACACCAGATATACCTACTGCTGCTTTTACTGATACTTTTTCACAGAATGATCCTACTTTTCAATCTTTTGGTTTTGGTTCAATTTCTAACGTATCTCAGGCTGGTGTTCCGATCCCAATAATATATGGAGAAGTTTTTATTGGTTCTGTCGTAATTAGTTCTGGTATTGATACTGTACAAGTGGAGGGAACAACTTAATGTCCATAAGAGGAAGACATTCTGCTTTTCATAGAAGAAGGCTTGAAGAAGCTGGAGTTGTACAGCCGAATCTACCTAAAGATGCCCTTCAATCAAAACAATTCCAAACCTTAATTGAATTATTAGGATCAGGAGAGATAGAAGGTTTTCCAAGTGCTACAGGTAGTAAGGGTTCGACTGAATATAACCAAAGTTCACTTAAAGATGTCTTTCTTAACGGAACTCAGGTCTTACAACAAGCGGCTGGTACAAGTCCAAATGATGAAGATTTCAACTTTCAAAATATTACTTTTGAGCCTAGATTTGGGACTTCAGATCAAACAGCGATTGCTGGTATATCTGAAACAGAATCAGAAACTAGCGTAGGGGTTACAGTAACACAATCAACACCAGTTTCAAGACAGATAACAGATACGAATATTGATGCTGTAAGAGTTACTCTTGGTTTTCCTACATTGCAAAAGTTTGAAGATAATGGCGATATAAATGGTGCTGAAGTTGCTCTTACAATTCAAACAATAGAAAATGATGGCACAACAACAACTGTCATAACTGACACTGTAAAAGGAAGAACTGCAAGTACATATTTTAGGGATTATAAAATTAATCTTCCATCTGGCACAAGTTTCCCTGTCACTATCAGAGTAAATAGAACGACAGCAGACAGCACAGAAACTACGCTTCAAGATAGTTTTCAATGGTCATCTTTTACAGAAATAATTAATGAATCAAGAGCTTATGCAAATTTTGCTCATGTAGCTTTACGTTTTGACGCTGAAACCTTTCCAAACCAGCCAAGACGTATGTATAGGATTAGAGGAACAAAGATAAAAATACCTCATAATGGAACTGTCAGGGCTGACGGATCTATAAGCTATAGCGGTACATTTAACGGAACTTTTAAAACAGATAAAGAATATTCAAATGATCCAGCGTGGGTTTTATATGATTTGCTTACAACATCTAAAGGGTTTGGAGATCATATTGCAGAATCATCATTAGATGTTTTTAGCTTTTTCTCTGCCAGTCAATATGCAAGCGAGCAAGTAGATGATGGAACTGGCACTGGAAATACGGAGGCCAGATTTTCAGCAAATGTAGTTCTGAACAGCCAACGTGCCGCATATGATACTATCAATAATCTTGCTGCTGTGATGAGGGCGATGCCTTTTTATTCAGCAGGGGCAGTAAATATTAGCTGTGATAAACCTACAGATCCAAGCTATATCTACAATTTAAGTAATGTTTCTGAGGCTGGGTTTTCTTATTCAAGTGCTAGTAAAGACACTAAATTCACTGTTGTTAATGTTTCTTATTTTGATATGGAAACAGCCGAGATAGATTATGAGACTGTAGAAGATACCGCGTTGCAAGCAAAATATGGCATTGTCACAAAAAACTTAAATGGTTTTGCCTGTACATCAAGAGGTCAAGCCGCAAGGCTTGGACGCTGGTTTTTATACACACAAAACAATGAAGCGGAAACAGTTACATTTACAGCATCATTAGAAAGCGGAACAATAGTTAGGGTTGGAACTGTGATTAATATTGCAGATCCTATGAGAGCAGGAGTTAGAAGAGGTGGACGTATAAAAAGAGGGGTATCAACAACTGAAATTGTAATTGACGATTTTAGAAATACAGATCGTGACCATAGTAATGGAGGAACATTATCTGTAATATTGTCAGACGGAACTTTAGAAACTAAAACAATAAATAATATAGTCAATGATACAATTCATGTAACTTCTGCATTTAGTTCAGTTCCACAAACAAATAGCGTTTGGGTGATAGAAAATACATCAGTTGAACTTCAGACTTTTAGAGTTGTATCTGTTATAGAGCAAGAATTACTGAATTATCAAATTGTTGCTGTTGTTCATGATCCAAATAAATATGCATTTGTAGAAGATGGTACAGCATTACCAGCAAGAACAATTACAACTCTAACTGCACTTAAAGAAGCACCAAGCAGTTTGCAGGGAACAGAGCAGATAGTAGTGTTAAATAACAGGGCTGTAAGTAAATTATTTATTCAATGGCAACCTGTAAGCGGTGTAACTGAATATATGGTGCAATATAGATTTCAGAATGAAAACTTTATATCAGAACGTATATCAAGATCAGATTTTACAATCTTTGAAACTTTAAATGGTACTTATGAAGTCAGAGTTTTTAGCTATAACGCTTTAGGTAAACCAAGCACAAACCCAGCAACCACATCATTCACTACTGTAGGTAAAACAGCTTTACCTGATGATGTGCAGAATGTACAGATAGAACCTTTGTCAGATCAGTTTGTGCGACTACGTTTTAATAAATCAACTTCGGTTGATGTAGTGCATGGGGGCAACGTGGTTATAAGAAG